GCAGCACGTAGACGCGATCAGGCGCGACGGGTTATTCCTCGACACGATGCGCTTCCAGGAATATGTGCCGGTCTCAGCCTCCACCCAGATCGAGGCGGCACAAGGGGCGCAGCTCGTGTTGTTCTGCGTCAAATCGTTCGACACCGAAGAAGCCGCCCGTTTGCTCGCGCCGTACCTGGCTCCGGAAGCCCTCGTTCTGAGCTGTCAGAACGGAGTCGATAACGTGCAGCGGTTTGCCAGGAGCGCCGGGATGAGCGCCATTCCCGCGATCGTGTATGTAGCCGCGGCGATGAGCGGTCCGGGAAGGGTAAAGCATTCCGGACGCGGCAATTTTGTCATTGGCAGCCTGCCGCTTGCGCGCCGGGTACGGGCGACGGATCGCCCTCCGGCTCGCGGCGCGGAAAGTCATGGCGGCAGCCTCCGCGATCGTCGCGAACTCGATGATCTTGCAGGGGTTCTGGTTCGCGGCGGGATTCCCTGCCAGGTTTCAGACAACATCGAAGGCGAGCTTTGGGTGAAGATGATCATCAACTGCGCCTATAACGCAATTTCCGCCCTGGGCCGCTCCAAGTACATTGTCATGGCCGAGCATCCCCTGGTCCGGCAACTGATGTGCACGGCCGTGGAAGAGGCAATCGCCGTGGCTCGGGCCGCCGGGGTGCAACTGCCGGACATAGACCTGGTGGAAAGCACGCTCAACCTTGCGCAAACCATGAAAAACGCCACCTCTTCGACCGCCCAGGACATCGCCCGCGGAAAGCGCACCGAAATCGATTCCCTGAACGGATACGTCGTTCGCCGTGGAAACGAGCTGGGCATCCCGGTTCCGGTGAACCAGACCCTGTATGCGCTGGTGAAATTGCTGGAAGAAAACACGCGCGCGGTGACAGGCTGCTGAAAAACGCGCCGAAGCAGCAAGCGAGGCGCTACAGAACGTGTAAGCCGGAAGTGAAGAGTGCAAGCTGTTGTGGGCTCGCGCCGCCCGAAACCTGTTTTTCAGCAGCCTGCTGACGCCCGGCCAATAACCACGATTGCAGGCGGTAAGGTTTCTGGGTACCATCCGGAGAGATGCCCTCATCCAGGAATCCCGATCGCGAGCGAATCGTCTCGGCCGGAGTGGTCGAAGACGACGCATCGTTTGAGCTCAAGCTGCGTCCGCGCCGGCTGCAGGAGTTCATCGGCCAGCAGAAGGTAAAGGAAAACCTGGCAATCGCCATCGAGGCCGCCCGCTCGCGCGGCGAGGCGCTCGATCATGTGCTGCTTTATGGGCCTCCCGGATTGGGCAAGACGACGCTGGCCACCATCATCGCCAACGAACTCGATGTCCACTTTCAGCAGACCTCGGGGCCGACGCTGCAAATCAAAGGCGATCTGACGGCCGTCCTCACCAATATCCGCAACAAGCAGGTTTTGTTCATCGACGAAGTGCATCGCTTGCAGCCGGTGCTGGAGGAGCTGCTCTATTCGGCGCTGGAAGACTACAAGCTGGACATCATCATCGGCCAGGGTCCGGCGGCGCGCACGCACACCTTGGACGTGGCCCCGTTCACCTTCGTCGGCGCCACCACCCGCGCCGGACTGCTTTCGGCTCCGCTGCGCTCGCGCTTCGGCCTGCTGCTGCGGTTGGAGTTCTACACCCACGACGATCTGAACGTCATCGTCAAGCGCTCGGCTGACATCCTGAAAGTGGAGGTCGACGACGAGGGCGCATTCGAAATCGCCAGCCGCGCGCGCGGCACGCCGCGCATCGCCAACCGGCTGCTGCGCCGGGTACGCGACTACGCGCAGGTGCGCGGCGCGGGAAACGTCGACAAGAAGACAGCGCAGGCGGCGCTCGAGATGCTCGAGGTGGACCGCTATGGCTTCGACGAGATCGACCGGCGATTGCTGCTGACGATCATCGAGAAGTTCCAGGGCGGACCGGTGGGGGTGAACACCCTGGCGGCGGCCTTGGCCGAAGAGCCCGACGCCATCGAGGAAATCTACGAGCCATTCCTGATCCAGATAGGGTTCCTGGACCGCACTCCGCGCGGCCGCATGGCGACGCAACTGGCTTACGATCACTTCGGAATACGCCGCACGGGTAAGCAGAACGGGCTATTCTAGGGGGTGTCCCCAAAATACCTAGCATAACTAAACACACGCGGGAGTGTCATGTTGAGCGTAGCGAAACATCCCAGGAAACTCTGTCAAGTATATTCTGTTTTGCCAACAAATAGCCCGAAATCGCTACCTGTCAACGACTTGCGTAGAGGGGTCGTTTTCCGTTTTTACATTATAATGTCAAATTTCGAGGGTCAAAAACGGCAAAAACGGATACAAAAGGATACAAGGATTTGGTAGCGCTACTTCGCCACGTAATACACCCACTCTGAGTCTGGCTCGCCAGCGGAATGCCCGACCATGCGCCGTTCTTCCAGCAGACCCAACGCAATAGCGTTGTTCAAGTCGGCTTCCTCAAATATCGTGGGCGAGTCGTGGAATGGCGTACCCGGTCCCCGCATCACAACGACACCCCCCATCACTAGAAGCCCGTAATTTGGTGGGCAGCTTTTCAATTTGTCCACCATGTCCCGTGCTCGTTCTTCTTGCGATTCATCCATTCTGAATTCCCCTGCGTCAGAAGACACCCCCGCTTTTGGCATCCGCTTGCGTATCTGTAACTTACATATTTTTCAGCGGGTTACAGATAAGCACGATGCGCAACATACGTAGATTACTCGTTTTATATCGGACGAAAACCGGACGTTAAAGCGGTTCCGGCTGACATCTCCATTAGATTCTACAGCAATGCTCCTCAAGGATTGACTACGTAAACCTGAAAGCTCATACTCGGTTCCACAAAGCAGTGACACTGAATTCTTGGGGGCGATTATGCACCGCTGTCGCCTGTTCTGCATGGTATTAACTGCCCTGTGTCTCATCGGCTGTACCAGCTACGTTGAGAAACCTAAACCCGCAGGAAATCTTTCACCAGACCAACAAAAGGTATGGGATCAAGCGGTAGAACGTCAACGTGCAGCACAGGAAGCAGCAGCCAAGAAACAAGCAGAAGCCACTACTCATAGTCTTGCAGATGCTGACATTTCAGAAGCTAAATACCAAGAGTTGTCTAAACGGGCTGCTCACGGTTTCTGCGGTATTGTGCTCTCAGTACGTAACCCCACCAGTACGAGATTAGAGACAGCGTATGCAACGGCGGATGGAACTATATGCTACATCTTCAGGTCTCAAAACGGCTTCGGCGGCATGAACAGGGAACGTGCCGTATTTCCGGCAACCTCAGAAAAGTTTAACGTCTCTACGGCTGGTTGGAAAAAGTATTGCACTAAGAAAGCAGTAGCTGATGTCACAAGCAATGCCGCTCTTTTGACGGGTTGCAATTAGGGGCAGTTGTCCTTTCGACACTGTTGAATCGGGCGGGAGTGGTCTAACCAAACGTGACAAGTTCTGGAAAAGCTGGTTATCGTATCCGCACCCATGAAACGTCCAAACTTTACGGTTGTGAGCGGTGTCGTCGCCGGATTGGTTCTCGCTGGTGAGTTTGTGTTTTTCCTCGTTTGCCGTCACCAGTTTCTCGCCGTTTGGGGGGACACCAGCAAAGCCCAAATCATGAGCAGCTATTTGTCTCTTTGGGCTTCCTTCATCGGGCTTGCTGTGACCACCATTCTCGTATACGTCACAGCCATATACGTACACGCCAACAATGTCCTTGTCAAAATCAATTCCGAGCAATACGAAAGAACAGAACAAGTATTCGTGGAGTTCGGCTTGGGACTTGTCGCAAAGAGAACCGACCTTACCATCCTTAATATGTGGATAGCCAACCTTGGAGTCTCCAATTTCATGGTGACCGAAGTTGAATATCAACAAAGTGATTGCAGTACCCCGGAGCGATTTGTAAAGGTGCAGTTAAATCGGGTCGTCACGGCTGGGGCAGTCGAGGTTATTCAAGATATTCCTAAATTTTATGCCGTAAATACACAGCCATATGGAACAGATGTTCAGATTAGATTACGTACACAACTCTTGGGGAAACAGGAATGGACGCCCCCACGTGGTTTTAACCTTTTGGTTTCCGAACATGGCAACTACATTATTGAAGTTCGAGATGGCTACCATGCGCCTCGCCCATACTGTTGCCCTAAATGCAAGCAAGCACCAATATATATGGTGATGACCATTGATGGTATTAAGAATGAGCAGCAGTTTTTGGAGCGTAAGAAAATTTTTCTTGATGAGTTTGAGGCAAGTTGCCCTCATCACGACTCACAGTTTCGGATACAGTTAAATCCGGACAACTCCCTTTGATTCTCAGTTATTTTCCTCTTGCCATCACCCACGATTCTTGGCATTCTGGCGCAGCATCATTCGCACGTTATGTTTAGGACAGGTGTTCTCTTTTAACGTCATAAAAGATTTGATGCCAGACCTTCGGAACGTTGACCTTATCTTGACTTTCGCTTTTTCATCGCCTACGATGTTTGGGCATGGATTCCCAAAAACAGAACGGGGCGCTGCTGATTGCCGCCTGTATCGTGGCTGCTATCCGGCTTCGGGGCGAACCGATTCAGCGATCCCCAAAGGTCGTTGCGACGATTTCGGATTCGGTGCGGCTGGCGAAGATGGTGCTGAGCGAGTTGGAAAGGTGAGGCGCTTGCTCTCAGTGGTTTGCAGTGCTACTCTCGTCGCCATGAACTTCCAAATTGGAGATGTAGTGCAGCTAAAATCCGTCGGCCCGAAGATGACCGTTACTAACGTCGGAACCGCTAATAATAGGACTATGGTTTGGTGTGCATGGTTTGAGGGCACGAAGCAGGAAACAGGTCATTTCCCGCCCGATGCACTAATGAAAGTGTAAGGACTTTTATGTCCATTCTGACCGACACCGAGGAAGTGTCCTGTCCCACCTGTAAAAAGCCGTTTACGTTTACGGTGTTGCCTATCAAAGCTGAGTGCAGCGGCGGGTTGTGGGTGTGGCGACGTTTGAAGTGAGGCGATTTGACCCATGAAAACGTGCGAATGTGGTAAAGAGGTCGCTTCAGATGCTCGGGTCTGTCCAAATTGTGGTCACCGACTTACACACCCTTTCCTGATGTTCGTCGGTATCGTCATCGGTATCTTCCTCTTCATTGTTGTCATCGCTGTAATATTTGGTGGTAGTAACTCCACGTCTACCGCTACAGACTCCACCAGTCAGCGTGCCCCTACCAATGATGCGGATTCGCTAATCTCACGCTGCGGGAAGCCTGACGTGGATGATTCCACTGATTACGACAATCCCCGTCCGCCGATTCCATCTCGTATGCTGACCTACAGCAAAGCCCACATGATGTTTGCTTACGTTCCCGGTGGGGATGCAAAGATTGGAGACCCACCACCTTATCAGTGGAAAGCATTCGGCGTTATAGACACACGCACCAAACAGGCGATAGATACTCTCCACCTTAGAGAAGTCCTTACCAAACGTTTGCCGTGCGCCTTACGTTAAACGTGGGGTGTGAAACATTGTAAGTGACTGGAGCATGAAAGGAGTTTCTCGTGATTGCAATTGAGTTCAACAAAGATGTCGAAAGAGCGGCGTCGGAAAACCAGACAGGCGACTGGGATTTCATTATCACCCACGCAAAAGGCAAAATACTACCTCAAGGAAAAGAAAAGGTATTCACAGAAAAAGGTTCGTGGAAAGAGGCACGAGCTAAGGCTGAAGTCGCCGCCAGAAACTATGGGTGTGTCGATGGCGATAGTATTTTACTGGTCTCATTCGAGCATGATTGATTGTTAGCCCGGAACCCACGGTAGTAGGATGTTCTCTCAATTCAGGTGCTTACAATTCCTTCGGCTTATGGAGGAACAGACGATGGCAAAGCGCATGACCAAAACACAGGCGGCAATACTGTTCGCCATACTTCCAGTTGTTCTGTCACTTTCCACTAGCGGACAATCCAGCCCAGCAACCGTAAAAGGACACATATTGGGAGAATCAGTTGCGAGCTTTGCCACAGCTATCGGCTGCAATCTTGATGCTTGCCCACGAGTAATGGAACTTACACCAAAAGAGGCAAAGAAACAGAAATTAGATGATGAATACAACGGGTGTAAGGCTTTTACTGCTGCACAAAATGGGCGCTTGTTGATAGTTGCATCCTACGAAGAGATAACATCTACGTTTCGTAAAGGCATCGTCACTAAACACGAATTGCGTTTCTTCAATTCAGATACAGACCTTAGTGAAGTGATGCACACAGGAGCAGGTCCGGAATGGTTTGCCGTAATTGAAGACCGGAAGCTAGTGGAATTTCGAATACGGCCAGATTATTTTAAGCACTCATTTGCAGACATCACTGCTGAACTAACACAAAAGTACAGTGAGCCAACTACAAAACGAGAAATACTTTACCAAAACGGATTTGGCGCTCAGTTCAAAACCGGGGTATGGTCTTGGAGATTACCCGATGGCAGTACCATCGTTGCCGACGAAGTTTTCAGCTACGACAATACTCGCATGGTGGTAGTGAGTTACTTCGTAGCGGGGCGCTTCGAAAAAGTAACAAACAGCCACAAAGTACCAAATGCTTTGGATTAACTGGGCGCTGTGGGAAGGCGTATATGAGCTAACCACTAATAATGGAGAGAGAATTCAAGTTCGATTCCAGAATGGATTCTGGCTCGCCGCAGGTTTCTAGGAGATTCGATTGGGTCAACACTACGTAGCTCGATTTTATCTCAAGTCATGGACAACAAATGGCGAGCTTTACTATCTTAACGTCAAAAGGGGAAGAATTCGGCATTGTGGAGTGAAAGGCGTTGCCAACGAAAGACTCTTCTACCAGCTTAATGATTTGACGCCAGAAGAAGTCGATTTGATCGAACATGCTCTCATAGAACCATGCTCTGAGCGTTTAAGAGCCCTTCACCGAGATTCCCTTCGCCTCTATACCTTCGCTCCAAAATTGAAAAAACATGCTAAAAGCGTGTCCAGTGATCCGACTCTCATGTCTGTGCTGGAAGACATGATAGACAATGACGCTGAACGTCATCACTGCCGTATTGAGAGTTTACTTGAGCCGTTTGTGAGTTCAATGTTGGCTGGGGACACCAGTTTCTATTCAGATGACAAGGAAGCAGCTAAGTTCCTGTATGCGATATGTCTCCAATTCACAAGAACTAAACGAGCAAAGCAGGCTGCTATCTTAAGGATTGGGACGAAATACAAGGGATGTGATGCTCGGCGGGTGTGGGACGTGATTGGTTTTCTTCTGGCAACAAGTGTTGGGCAGAGCTTGTATGTAGACAGGAAGCAATTCAAACTCTTGCTGTTGGATAACAATACCGATGAGCCGTTTATAACCGGGGATCAACCTATAATCAATTTGCACGCGACTCCGATATGTGACATCCCAGAAAAGCTTGAATACTACTACCCCTTGTCCCCAAGGAAGGCTATGTTACTCCTAGAAGTCTCGAATCAAACACATGCTTCCGTCAGTGCGATTGCTGTGAACCGCTATAACATTCTCATCGCTGAACACTCGTATCAGCAACTTTATTCGAATTCTGAAGAGTATTTGGTAACGCTCAGGAAGCTTTTAGCGAGCCAGATTTAACAACACCCGGCATCTCAGTCGAGTCATCGGGTCGCTAACCAGCAGCCTCGCTCATCCTGCGCACTTTTTCTTAAGTGAAAGTGATTTACCGTGCCTGCTGAATGTCATCGACCAACTTCGCCAGCCGGATGTTCATCCTGCTCTGTTCGGGTGCCGTCACCTTCTGGTTTTCGGTCTTGCGGAATGCGACCATCTTTTTCAGGGTACGATTCCAGCAACTTTAGTCTTGCCATCTCCCACGATTGCGCTACACTGTTCAGCCATGAAACGCATCATGCTTATGGAGTAAACTGCTATGCGAAATCCATGGCTAGAACTTCCAAGACGAAGCCCTTACATTCTTCCACAAGATCGGAAAGCCATTTTAAGGTTGAACGGACGGGTTTCTGCAAAGAATAACGGACAAGGCAGAATCAACGTCAACTTGCTCCCTGAGCCGTTCATTGGAAACCCCAAAACGGCAAAGGTCGTCCTGCTGAATTTGAACCCCGGTGTTGGAGATGGCGACAGGCGAGCCCACAGAAATCCAGTGTTTCGAAAAGCGATCATCCGCAATCTTCGAAACGAGTCGCAGGAATACTTCTTTTATCCGTTAGACCCAAAGCTGGAAAAGACCCCCTGCGCCCAGTGGTGGCTGAAACACCTGCGAGAGCTTTTCCAAAAGGCTGGTTTGGATAGAAAAACAGTGGCTCGCCGACTCTGCGTAATTGAGTGGTTTCCGTATCACTCGCAAAAAGCTTACCTGCCAGAACGACAAATTTGCCCATCGCAGGAATATGCATTTAGATTGGCATTAAAGGCACTCGAAACTAGAAAACTGGTGGTTGGAATGAGGGCTGAAAACCGTTGGATCGCAGTTGACTCTTGCCTTGACTCTTGCTTCAAGTCTGTGCCGTTTTTGAACAGCACCCAAAACTGTTGTATCAGCTCCGGTAATGCAGGGAAAATATTGTTCCAGCAAATCGTGGATGCACTTCGATGATAACTGCTAAATATGAGTCCACCCCAGAAACGAAGCCCCGGAAATTACACGGGTGCTCGTCTGCAATCCAAAACCGCCCCCAAAAATAACTTTTGCAACCGCCATATAAGTGGTATATTCCCCTCCTGAAATCCAGCTACTCACGAGCAGTACGGTTCGAGCGATTCAGAACTGGAAAAGGAGCTTCCTATGATGAAGAGGCTCGCTCAGCGCCTCCCGGTAATTGCCTTCGTAGCGATCATTGGACTGTTCCTGATGGCCTGTGGCGGTAGCGGTGGCGGTAGCAGTAGTTCAAGCACGAAAGCGCAAGGGGTCTATACTGGCACGACATCGACCGGAGAAACCTTTGAAACTATCGTTCTTCCAAACGATAAGGTGTATGCGCTTTACGGGATCACCAGCGGCAACATTTTTTGGGTTTACGGATTACTAGCCGGACAGGGTAGTTCCAACAACGGCAGCTATACGGCGAGCGTAACTGACTATTACTATACCGGGGCTGATTATTCCGGGTCAGTGACAGCTTCCTATGTCGTGGGCTCAAGTCTAAATGGAACCTATTCAGAAAGTGGGCAGCAAGAAACTTTCACAAGTTCTGTAAGTTCGGGGTATAACTTCAATACCCCAGCGTTGCTATCTAGCATCACAGGCGCTTGGACGGGCGCACTTATGGACGGAGAGTCAGCAACAGCGACCCTCAATTCCAACGGAACGTTTTCAGGCTCCTCCAGTTTGGGGTGTTCATTCTCCGGGACAATTAGTCCGGATAGCTCTAACGACAACTTCTTTGACGTGTCTCTGACCTTTGGCGGGAGCCCGTGCGTATTAACGAATCAGACAGTTTCGGGTGTCGCTGTTGACTATTTGCTATCAGATGGCGTCACCACCCAACTTGTTGCAGCGCTAACCTCCGGCAGCAGTGGTACTGTTTTTATAGCTAATAGGGCGAATTCTTCGAGTTCACTTGCCAGCATTACGGTCAGCCCATCTGCCGCCGTTCTTAGCTCTGCAATTGGCAGCGGGACTCTGCAAATGTCTGCCAGCGCCTTACTTGTCAACGGCAACAGCTCCATTTGCACTTCGCCAACATGGACGACTTCCGATACCACTGGCTCTATCCTTACAATCGGCTCCTCCACCGGAGTGGTCACGCCTGTAGGGGGCGGTCAAGCCACGGTGACGGTCAAATGTAACGGAACGAGCAGCACGGCGGTTCCCATCGAGGTCATCACCGGCACAATCAGCAGCATTATCATGAATCTTTCGAGCACGACTGTGACGCCACCGGGCACCGTGACGGCGACGGTCGTCACGAGCGGCGGGTTGACGATCCCAAGCCAATTTATTAGCTGGAGTATACCCTCGGGAACAACCATCAGCACCAGCGGTAACAGCGCAGTAATTACATTTTTGAACGCCACTGTCGGAACAATAGCGACAATAACTGCGACTGTCACTACCAACGGCGGCTCGACACTCACAGTGACTTCGCCGACGATCATCATTATTTGAGGCAGGGAGCTGGCGCTGCTCCTCCCTAGCATTTACTGCTGTTGCTGAATATCGTTGACCAACTTCGCCAAACGGACGTTCATGCGGCTATGTTCGGGTAACTGCCACTCCATTAGAGAGGGATACGAAGATGTCAAAATTTGAAGAAATGTGTGAAGCTGCTACGACTGCCCACAAACACTTCACTGAGTATTCAGCCCGTTGTCGCCAGTATATGTTTTCCCTTGTGGATGGACTTGTCAAATATTGTCAAATTCCGACCACTCACATAACGTTCATGCGCTGGAATAAGTGCGAGGGCGAACTGAGTCAGTATTTAGAAGCTGAAGAGGGGAAAAAGTGGGCACTCGTATCTGCTGTCGAGTTTGATAATGTGGGCACGTGGTGCCATCTTGGAGTATGCATCACCCTCAATCCTTCAAACCCAAAGTCATCCCGATGGGTTTCCTTTGCCCTCTGCATGTCAGAACAGGAGGGAAAGCCGACTGTTAAAATTGGTGATTTTGGCAAACAATATCAGGTTGACCTTAAGGACGCACGTCAATGCGACCAGTTTTACGAGGAAATTGTCAAGATGGTTAAGCAGTGCTTCGATACGCACAATCGTGATTCAAAAGCCATTGGCTTCAATGTGGGTTCCTAAGTCGATAAAGTGATGCATTGGGTTTTTTACTCCTTAGGTTTTATCAACGGACACTCTGACGGTCTGCTGCGCACTTCCGCCCGGAAGTCTTCAAGTTCCTGCTTGATGTTTTGCGCTCGCATATCGTGGGCAGCAGCCTCAACTTGCATTTTGCTAAGGGTGTCAGCCGTGCGTTCCGTGGCGGTCTGGATATGGCAAAGATGGTTGTCTATGATGCGGTCGAGCTTACTGAAAAGCTCAGCCTTGGACGACCGAAAGAACCACGCCAAGCCAAAGAAGGTTGTACCCAACCCAAACAACGTGAGCAGGCTTTTGTATTGGTCTAAAAACTGGTTGATGAGGGCGAGTATGGATGGGTCTGACATTGTTGGTCTCGATTCACAAAATGCACTGCTACTTAATGTTATGATAATTCCTTTAGTTAGGTAGTTGACGGGCTTGCCGGAACGGTCATTGCTGCTTGCTTTTTGGCAATACCAGCGGCTTTCTGAGCAGACAAATCATGCCCGTTTGCCGTCGCATATGCTTCCATCGCATCTTGATTGGATTGCATCAGCGTTATAGCATTTTGGAGTGATGTTGCTCGCTCTGCTGCTGTGGCTGTAACTGGGATGTAGACATGGAAATCTGCCCCGTAATCGTCCATTAAAATTAGCCGTTCTCGTTTTTCGCCTGTATCTATGTTTTTACTAACAATATCAATCGACATATGTCCTTCCTTATGGATGGATGTAACCGCCTGTCACCGGAGTGGGGTTCACAGTGCCGCTTCTTGGTCCACCCATACCAGCGACGGCTCCACCACCGAGAATTCCCGGAGCAGGAACACCACCCGTAAGCAATCCCATACACGTAAATGACCCAACAACAATATAGTTGTCCGGCATGGCGTAATAGAGGGTGTTTCCGGGAGTAAAATAGTATGTAGTGGTGTTGGGTACGAAATAAACCATGTATGACCAACACCACGTTAGGTTTGCCCCGATTACCCCCGCTGGCAGTGTGATGGTTGTGCCATTCCCGAGGGTCTGTGCTCCAGCAGTTCCGGGTCCGCCGGGACCATACCACTGCACCCCCCATGTACCCGGTCCATTCCAGTTATAAACTGGATTGAATGTCATGTTGTTGCTTTGGTTAAATGGAATATTGGTGAGCAACGCACCCGAACTTATGGTTGATGTTGTCGTGCTGACGGTATAGTTGGCTACCGTCTCATACTCCGATTGCGCCCCGTTACCACGCACAGCGTATGCAGATACGTCATACACTTGCCCACACACCACGCCAGTGATATAGCATTGCACGGTTGTACCAGATACCTGCATGCTGGTTGTCACACCTGTTGTGTGGCTATACCACTCCATTACGATGTGTCCACCAGTCGTGACAAACGGGTCGTTCGGTTCTGTCCATGTTGCGAATATCCGGGGCGTCACAACACCATCAACCCCAATTACCGCCGTGCTGCTTCCGCTGGTCAAAACCAAATTTGTAGGTGGACCAACTTGAAAAGCATCAGCCATCACAGGAGAGTTGGTGTTCTCCATGCCCCGCTCTTCTGCGGGTGACCACGTGTAAACGCTTGGGTCTGTTTCGCAGACATCAAGCTCACAGGCTAACGTCGGGGATTCCTTGCCGTCTGCTTCGTTGTATTGAATCTTGGGAACAAAGCGGAAGTTGCTTACTTCAAGGTTCTTGTTTGACCAACCCAACGGGGCGAACGTCATCTGCACAACGTCACAGGCTTGCGTCTGGTAAGCAGACAGCGGCATTTGAAGAGTTCCAATCCCCTGCCATCTGTTGCGCAGTAAGAAGATTTTCATTAGGCGCTGTACGGTCGCACACGATTGGACGAACTGATAACGGCGGTCGGTGTAGAGCTTCGTTCCGCCATCTTGAGCTAGATTCGGGTCAGTCGTGTATCCGTGTAATGCGTCTTGCGCATATTCCGGGGCGTCCGTTGGCTGATACTCACCAGAGAAGACATTGGGGTCACGGTAGCCGTTGGACATCAAGCCAACAATCATGTAAGGGTAGGTTGGGCAAACGTAGGTAGCTCTTACCGTGTTGAACAAGTCCCGGAACTTCCGCTTTGGGTTCCACTTGACGGTACCAATTAAGTCGTTGGCGGTAAACTCTAAGGTAGCTCCATACCAAGCAGCGGGGTAAATCTTAATCAGTCCGCCTGAGACCGATAACCTGCCTTCCATTGCCATGAGCAATGAACTAAGGATGTCACCACGGTTGGACGAGTAACGGAATGTGCCGTTGATGGTGTAGCGGCTTTCGGTTAGCGCCTGCCCCACGGTTCCGGCAATCCAGATAATGTGATTGTCTGCGGTCGTGGAACCCTCAACCGTTGCCCACGTCGGCTGGCTTCCGCCTGACGTTGGTGTGCTGGTAAGAGTCGTGTATCCCTGCACGGTCTGAAGACGGTTATTGCTGTCGTAAATTACCTGTCCGATTCCATACTGATAGTCGGCGGTCCATGCGCCCGGCTGAACTGCAAGTTGGACTTGCTCGTCACAGATGTTTGCGGCTGCAATAAGCTGGTCTTCGTCAATCTCAACAGAGTAATTGCACGCAAAACCAAAGTCAGGGTTGCAGAGATAATCGGCAACAATCAAGGCAGCGTTGCACGTCCAACCGTGGGATGCCGGGTTAGGCGTGACGCCATCACTCAGGAATTGCGCACCCAAACGGGGGTCGTAAATATCATTCTTGCCGTGAATATCGGCTTGAAGATTCGGCGGACTGTTAAAGATGTTCGAGTCGTATTCAGCACGGCAGTAAGTTGCGGCAAGCCCGTTTAGCGTGCAAGTGCTGTCCCATGGCGCACCCTGTCCGGAAGTCCGGCTGCCAAGGTCGGTGAAATAATAACCAGCAGCCGTGCCAAGAATGTTGGAGCAGGCAGCCTTGCCGTTGAAGTTGTACTTGTTTCCGGCATCGTCGTAATGGTCAGACGAATCTAATATGTCGCTTGCGCCATAGGTCGCAGCATCCCCGCCGTTACCACCAGCCCAATAGGCTCTGCGGGAATCAAAATAAAGATTGTCGATACTCTGTATTGTGTGAGATGCCCACACGACAACTTGGTTCAGTTGACTGTTACTGTTGGTAGAAGCCCAATACACAACGGTTCCGCTGGCACGGGTTGAACCATAAATTACCTGACGGGAACCAGCAGCCTCACGAATGGAAACACTGTTGGTCGGGGTGTTCGCAAGCTCTTCAGCGATTCCCTGAAGTATCATCGACCCGCCAACGGCAAGGACAGGAAGTTCAATCTGGATAAGGAACGGAATCAAAGCGGGGTCGATAAAGGCAGCTATGCCAAGACCCACAATCATGCCGATTCCCTCTATGATTTTCGCCATTACTGCCCCACTTTCCACGCACGCTTGCACTGACGCAGCGGTATCTTGTGCAATCCCGTGGGGGTCACAAACAGACAGTGAATTCCGTTAAAGTGAACGATGCCAGCGGCTAGACCCTCAGAGCCTTGGTAAAGCACGAGATCACCACGTTGGGCAAATAGAGCAGCTTGTCTCTCAACCAAGCCTTGTTGCTTGGCGACGTAGACAGCGGCATCTTCAACCGTGGTACCGCCCGTCACGGTTTTAATCGTTGCCGTTGCCCCGGCTTCGTCGGCATATCTGCCCCTGAAGTCTGCTGCAAGGTCAACCCCGGTAAATGACTGGATGGCAGAGGCAGCGAACAAAGCACAATCCCACGTGCCCCATGCAAACGGCTGCTTGACGTTTGCGACAAGGAAATTGTGTAAGAGTTCCTGCCATTCTGGTTTGCGAATCAAGCTCATTAAGTCCAACCCAAATGCATGTTCTGTATGTACTGAACCCAACGCAACGAACCGTCGTTTGGATAACGGCTTCGCTGGTCTTGGTCTGTTAGTCTTCCGCCCGGAGCCCGTTGCATATCGGCTAGGCGGCTCTCAACGGAAATGGAAATCGTTACGGTATCGGTGTTGATGTCGATAGCGGGTTGGTCAACTAGACCAATGAAAGCGGGGATAGGTGCGCCAACCAAGGTTCCGCTGGAGTTCAGAAAGCCAAGGTAGACACGGGCAAGTTGCCCGAACTGAACGTCAGACAGCGAATCATCTAGCAGGTTTGTCGGGATGCCGGACAGCTTGAGGGTTATTCCTTGCGCCTGAACGTCTGAGCTTTCCTGAACGCTTGAAATCGTGCCAAACGTGCCAACCCCGGTATACGTGTTTCCGTCATAGGGGTTGATGAAACTGCCTGTCCCAGTCCATGCATAAATGGTTTCATTGGCAAACGCTATCGACACAAAGAACGCCGGTCTCACTACATTGCTGGTGAGTTCTGCTGCTGTGTTGGAATCAAGTGAACGTGGCATATTTCTGGCTTCTACCTGTAGAACAATTGCGGGGGGCTAAAATCGCAGTTATCGGGCTTCTAATGCGTGGAACGACAAACCAACAGTCTTAGTCTCACGGAAGGTATATTCACGGTCGTTGGAAGCTAAGCGGAAGAGTCCCTTACAATTCGTGGTGGTTATAGCCGTCCCGTCCGTTACCTGCTCACGCAAGGACGGCCAAATCGTTATGGTTGCGTTGCCGCTGGAATCTGAATTCACAGGGGCAGAAATGACGTTATAGAGGCGGTATCCAATCTGGATATAATCCCTTGGCATCAGAAGTCTGTTGGTGCTCGCCTTCCAACCCCGAGTGTTCAGCATCGTGCTGGTAGCAGTGTTGGTTCCGGATACCACGGGGGTGCCCTGCGGTCGTCCCGATGGCTTAGTCTTTGAGGGGTCACCAAGCTGAAAGACGTTAAGCTGTCCACGACACTCAAGCAGGAAGGCTACCCAAGCGTCAGCGTTTGCATTGCTCATGCTTGGCAGTGAAGCGTTGACTTTCCAAAAGTCTCCACCAGCCCAATACTGAGTTTGGCTTTGCATGGTGAACGGGGATTGAGTCATTCCCACGGAATCATGGGCAGTGAAGTCTAATTGCTTCCATGCGGGGGAGTTAGGAATTGCAATGATGTTCCACGAATTGAAAGTTCCGATAATCATGTTATGTGCCAGCAGGATAAGACGGGGTTGCCGGAATCGCAGACGCCGATCCGTCAATCACTGACCGCAATGAAGCCCGATAAATCACCCAAGCTGCGGGTGGGGTGACCCCGTGCTCGAAGCAGCGGAGCATGGTGACATCGGACTTATCGAGCAAAGCCTGAGCTTGAGTCGCCAGTTGAGCTTGCGCCTGAGCCGCTATGACAACCGGGTCAACCGGGGTAGCGGTGTTGCCAGCCGCCACCCACGCTAGATAAGCTGCGTAGTCGGTGTTGGCCGGGTCGGGCGGGATAGTTGCGCCGTCAGATCGAAGGATTGACGTGCTTTGGGTAAGGCTGTAGGTGTACATGTCTTATAGCTCCGCTGAGGCAATGATTGACCATCCGCCTGTGTTCGAGATGACGGTGCCACCTATACTGGTGAAACCACTGACATTGACATCGAACCCTGTGGTTGAGCCCAAGTAGACTGCGCCTATTGTCGAGCCTGATCCTGAGAAGTTGCCACCGCCCCATGCTGCGAATGCTGGAGAAGATGTGGACAGCGTCAACGTGGGGGCAGCACGTTTGCTGACCTTATACGACGCATTAGCGACCAGAGAGGCTGAGCTATTCACATAACCAGTGAAGCCGTCGATGACTTCGTAGTACCGCTGGCATAGGCTCATTTCCAGCCCATAAGAACGACGCTCGAACGGGGTGGCGGTGGTGCCAGCTTCTAGTTGGACGCCTGTGATGTACCAAGTCGCTCCGGTAGTGCCCACGACAGATACCGTGGATGTTGGCTGCTGGTAGTTGCCTGCCGTCCATGCGCCTGATGTTGCAGTGTAGTTTGACCCGCTGCCCAGCCCGAAAGTAACCAGCATGCCGCCCGTGTTGTTAGTAGCCCACGTTCCAGCCGTGTCTCCTGCTATCGTGGCTGTTATCTTTGTCCAAGTGTTTGCGCTACCGATGGCATACGAGAATGGATACGAGCGGTTCTGTACACCATTGATGAGAGCGCCACCGAAGGTGCCAGTTAGGCTAGAGCGAACCCAGAACGACAACGTGACGGTTGACGCTGATGCCGTGCCGAAAGCTAAGTCAGCAACATTCAACCCTTCAATCGGTTGTGCGATAGTAAACGTGTCGGTGGACGTGACAGCGTACCCCGTCCCTGTGGTGAATCCAAGATAGTTGGTGAAGCCTGTTGGAGGGGTTACGGAGCCAGCATTCTGCTGCCATGTGAACTTTGAGGCTTGCGTCCCATAGTAACTCCAGCGGTCAACGGTATATGCGTTGGCAGTGCCGCTAGCACCAGCATTCCTCTGGTCAATGCGCATATCCCCGTTGATGATGCGGTTCCGCATGGTGGGCTGACCGCCATCGGCAAGCAGTTGCCCGTTGGTAGCATTGAAGATGGCATAATCACCGACAGCCGCAGAAGCAGGAGCAACAACGTTGCCTGCGCCCGAAGGGGTTGCCCACGTGCTATCGCCACGAAGAAACGTGGTTGAACTTCCACCAGTGGGAATCTGAGCGATGGGCAGATTCCCACTGGTAAGGTCTGAAGCCGATACTACGACATTGCTTGAAAGAGCGTGTCCGTTGACCGTGGTTGTGGTTGGAACGCGGCTGGTATCGCTGGCATGCACGTGGTCTTGACGGGCATAGAGATAGGATGACCCCACGGCTGCCGTGCCGTTCATAACCGGGGTGGCTGTGCCAGCCTGCCCAAGCACAAAAGCGTCCGTTGCAAGTTTCGTGGTGTTATCGTTAGTGCTCTGCGTGGTTGCTGTCGTGCCACTTGGCAAAGCCGGGGTGCCAGACAAGTTAGCTGCCGTCCCGCTGGTATTGGCAGAGTTGGCGGGAATATCACCACTCAACAGAGCCGGAAGCTGAGCGTGTGGCAGCGTGCCTGTGGTGATGTCACTGGCACTGACTACCACGTTGGATGAGAGAGCATGACCATTGACCGTAGTCGTAGTCGAGACTTTTGCGGCTAAATCTGTGGTTAAATTAGTTACTTGGCTCTCAGCGATGTTGGCACTGAGCCCACCAGCCGTGCCCGTGGTGTTCGCTGCATTGTTCGGAATATCTCCACTGACAAGAGCCGGAAGCTGAGCGTGAGGCAGGGTGCCAGTCGTAATGTCTGAGGCGCTCACCACAACGTTGCTGCTCAGGGCGTGACCGTTAACAGTCGTGCTGGTTAACACACGGTTGGCAAGGTCGGTCGTCAGGTTGGTGACTTGGGATTCGGTGATACTGCCCGTGATAGATGTTGCCGTCCCCGTCGTATTTGCAGTGTTGTTCGGGATGTCTGCACTAACCAAAGCCGGAAGTTGGGCATGGGGCAGGGTACCCGTTGTGATGTCTGAGGCGGACACAACCACGTTTGACGACAGCGGATGCCCGTTTATCGTGACCGTGGTTTTTACCAGTGAAGACGCATCACTCAGGTTGGTTGAGCCTAACGGGGTTCCATTGACTTCAAAGGCTGTCGTTGCATTAACAATCGGGGCTGTAACAGTTCCGGTAAACGTCGGGGATGCTGCCAGCGTGACGAGTATCTGAGGGACGGACGGCAGCAACATAGCCGGGTCAAAAGCGTCAAAGTTAATACCCGCACTGGCGACCGTCACACCCTTTAACACAACCGCAATTCCTGACGTGCAATCAGTTATTGTTACTGTGTAAACGAACTCACCATTTGTAGGTGACACTTGATAGCTGGCAATGACCCCATTGGTTATGGTTGCCTGTGAAGCCTCAACAATGAATCCACCAGACGAAGCAAGGGCGGGAATGAAATTTCCGTTGCCGTCGCTAGGCTGAAAGCAGATCGTGCCGCTGGCAAGTAGGTTGCCGGAAGCGTCTTGAAATTTAGTGCCTGTAATTGGTGCCCAACTCATTTAGTGCCTCTTTTTAATTCCTTCGGGATGCCGGACGACGGACGTTTAGTTCACGCTGAGCAACCACGGCACCACGAACACTGGCAACATGACTCTCTGCAATCGCCTTTCTAACCCGCATGTCAACGTCAGCAGCATTTGCGCCTCTGGCGTCGATGTGATAAACGTTTTGACCGCCCAACAATTTGCGTAAGTCGCTATTGCTGGTTACGTGTCCGCCTAGATTGCTGTGCAGTTCTGGTCCGTCTTCGCCAACAATTGACAGCCCATAGGGTGATGGGTCACCACCAGAGGCAAAGCCCGGAATCATAGAAAGCGACATCAAGCCAGCCATAGAACCGTCTAACGTGTTTATGGTCGGGGCAGTCCCGCCCGTGATGTCTGCAACGCTTCCACCCGGAACCATGAGCGGCTCAGAACCACCACCCAAGTTAGGAATTCCCATTCCGCCAACCACCCGCACATTTAGCGGATTGCCAACGGAACCGTCAGGCTTACCCCCGCCAAGCCCAAACGCATTTGCAATGCCTGACACGGGTGAACCTGCATTGCCAGCCCCAAGTCCCTTGGCTAGTGCGCTCTCTGCCTGCTTGAATCCGGCTTTGGCGGTGGTGGTAGCCATCGACTCAAAGAAACTGTGCCAGTTAGTCTTCTGACCGAGTAAGGCTTTCGCCATTTGGTCGTTCAGGTCATCAAACGCTTTACCAAGAAAGTCATGGACTTCTTGAGCCGCTGTCTTGGTGTGAATAGCCATCTCATCGAAATAGGCTTTCATTCCAGCCATAGGCGTACCCGTAGCCAGTGCCATCTTGTCTTGCAGTTCAATCAGGTCTGTGGTGGTTTGCTTGACGGCTGCCTGAACTTCCGGGGCAGTCTGGTCCATGCTTTTAAGCACGGACAATTCCGTCTGTAGGAACGTCACCCGGTCTCTATCGGCATTGACAGCCTGTCCGGCGGCTTCGTATATCTTTTGCTGGTACTGTAGCTGTAACTGCAAATTGGACGCCGCAACTTTGGCTTCAACATCGGGACCACCGGCAGCCCGAATCTTGGCTTCTGCGTTTACCCGTTCCGCCTCACGTACAGCGGCAGCCCCTTGCAGGTAAGCCGCACTGAGATTAGCCAACGCTGACAGTTCAAGATATTTGTCTTTCAGAAATATGGTTGCGGTCGTGTGGGCTTTGGCTCTGGCTTCCTCGTACAGCAATTCGGCTCTAGCCGCTATCTCCGCTTGAGTAGCGGTTCTACCAGCTAGTTCGCTTTCGGCTTGTGCCTGTGCGTTGGCGTGCATGACAGCATCGGCACCCACCCTAACCGCATCTGTAAGGTCGTTCTGGTGCCTAATGCGCATGACAAGGGTGTTGTCGCCCTGCACGAGCGTTTGGTTAAGTTCCTCTTGCGCCAGCCTAAGAGCCTCGGTCTGTAGCTGCTGTTTCTGGTCGGCGGATAAATGCTCCAGCAGTTTCTCTGGTGTTGCCCGTGGGTTGTTCTTTAGCGTGGCTGCATTGCGGGCTACGATCTCCAAATTCTTTGCGGTGATCTCGGCATCAATCTTGGAAATCGCCATGTTAGCTTTAGCAATGGTCAAGGCTTCCGCCCGTTTGGAGTTATCGACACTCTCAGCGGCGACCAACGCTTGAGCATTTGTCACCCTCTGCTGTGCTTGTGCCAGCGCAATGGCGAACCCGTTGTTCATCGGCTGCACGATTGCACGTGGGGTGTTGGTTTTATTCGCTTCCAGTTCGCCGACCTTGGATTGCTTGTTAAGCTCGTCAACCTTGCGCTGTAGGCTGCCCAACTCTTCGACATACTGGATAAGGCTCTGTTTGTTTTGTGCTAGTTCCTTATCGCCAGCGGTGTTGCCATAACCGATGCGTAATGCACTGGTCGCTGTGTTTGCAATGTTGCTTTGCGTCTCAGCGATGGCGGACCTGATTATGTCCATGCGGGCTTGAATCTGGGCTTTCGGGTCCATCTGTCTGACAGCGGTTAAGCCCGTGTCATCATTGGCACCCATTCCCAAGCCCACTATAGTTAAATCATTTAGTTGTTTTTGGGTCTTCTTAGCGGTAGCACCGGCAGTGTTATCCCCTAACTGATACCAAGGAGTTTTGCCGAGTAACTGGATTTGTTTATCAATGTCTTTCTGTAGAGACTTGCCAAGTTCGTCCGCCGCTATACGAGCTTCCGCCAATGCAACAGCTAGATTGTTGATCGGCTTATGTTGTAGCTTGGCGATTTGAACGTCTAACTTGGCATTGGTAACGTCAAGATGGTCATTAGCGATCTGTGTATCTTGGCTAAACGATGTCCATTCGGCGTTGTTCTTTCTTGCCGCTTCCGACAGGCCGTTAAATGCTTTAACGAGTTCGTAGACTTTTTCGCCAGCATGGATGAGCACTTCTGCGATTCCGAAAATAGCAAGACCAGTGAACGCCGCTGACATAGCGGTACGCACACCGGGCAGCCCACTAATGAACGTGCGCAAGTGTCGGGGCATGTGGACCCCGAACTCTTCCCCAACCAATGCGAGAGATGCTTTCGACTCCTGCATCTCTTTCTTGATAGCAGTCTTGATAGAGTTAGCGGACTGGCGGGCTTGAGCCTCGGCGAACTTCATTCCGTCAACGAAGGAACTTGTTCCCGCTTCGAAATTTACTTTTATACGCCCGATTGCCATTTACTTTCCTTGCTTCTCTTGTCGCATAATCAAACCTTTGAAGATTCCACGAACGCTTGCTGCTACGCTGGCTCTATGCTTCTTAGTCATCCGTTGCTTTTTAGCTTCGCTAACTTTGATCTTTCCAAACTGAGATGGCATAAAATCAACGGGCTTAACCCCGTTCTTTGGGGCACCTAGCGAGCAATTGACCACTGCGGAACCGTGTATCCCAATTACCCATTCGAGGTGCTCTATCTGTTCCCGGTATCGCTTCGCCAAATCGTCAAACTGACGGGGCGTCAAAGCGTAGAATTCAACGTCCGTAAGTCTCAGATTTATCCGAGCGAATGACCAATACCTGCGCCATTGCTGTTGCCATGAGAGCGCCGGGACTACTGCCCCGGCTTCTCTACGTTTTTTGGGTCGTCGTCCGCTTCCTGTTCGGGTTGACTTTCGGTGAACGCTTTCACCAGAGCAGTCGTCACCTTGCCCCGCCCGAGGGTCAGAATGATTCCTGCTTCGTCAAGCGTCACGTTTGGCTGTAGTTTGAGCAAAGCAGAATAGAGCAACGCTCGCAGCGTCAGCGCATTGACGTTACTAAAGTCAAGGGCGTTAAGCAGGTTTAGACCCGTGAGGGTTTCGGCTTGAACGATTGCATTGAAGTCAAAGCAGAGAAAGTATTCCGAACCATTTACCTCAACGAGTACACGAGGCAATGTCGGGTCCATTACTGAAGACAGTTTTTTAGCCATAGTTGTGCCTGTCGGGGTGGTCATCTCACCCCGCTAAATGAATTGTTAGGTTCCTATGGTTTCGACGATGGTTCCGCTAATCTTCAGTTTCGCCGATCCAGCGTCCGCCTTGGTCGTTTCAAAGCTGTAATCACACTCTGTGACCAAAGCGCTGAAAGCATACTTGTCGCCGGTGGTAGTTTGGCTGGGGGCTTTAGGTAGCTGAATCGTAAATGCGGAAAGCGTTCCGGCCGAGAACGCCGCCTCTAATGCAACCTGACCAGCATCGGAAGACACACGGTTAAAGTCGAAGCTAACTTCGCCGGGGTCCATCATGGTTGCAATAAATTCTTTGACGGTCGAACTCATGTTAGTAACATCGTCCGTGTCGAACTTGCGCCCGTTCAGTTTGATATTCTTGACTTCGCCAATGAGAGTGGGTGTTGCGCCGATGCTGAGGGTAGTACCCGCACCAGTCTGTGCTTTTGAGCCTGTGTAAGACATAGCATGATTCCTTGAGTTACTCTGTTGATTGCTGTAGGTGAACCCGAACTTATAAAGGCGGGAACGGACAATTGCAGGTACTGCGGTTAACGATTATTGGTTAATACTGAAACGTCCAGTCTTCGATTTGGCGGTATATTCTGGAGTCTTTGTCATACTGCGACATTGAAACCCCGCATTCCGTGTAAAGCACGACGGTCCCTTCGGGAAGGGTGCCTTGGTAGGCATCAAGCAAAGCGTGAAGCCGAGCCGCTACATTTTTTGTATCTGCGTAGGTGTTCCCACGGCAGTCAAACTGAATCCGCATAAAGCTGACAGCGGATAAATCAAGATTTACGTCCGTGCTGGCGCTAACGTCCGTGTAAACGATGGCAGGAAACGTGTTCGCATTCTGCGGCATCATGGTCGGGTATATGCGAGTTCCAACCATTCCCAACAGGGTGGTGTCCGCCGATAGATGCGCTACGATTCCTTGCTCTAACATTTACTCGCCACCCACAGCCTCAATACGTTCCGTCAGTACACCAAGAAACTTGTCCAACGCCTGTTGTTTCGAAAGGTCAAATGCGGGCCTTGCCCACGGCCTAGCCGGTTCCTTACATGTGCCGTACTCGCTGAAGTAACCCCAAAAAGCACGGGCATCTGGGCCGATAGTAGCGATAACCCCGCTTTCGAAAGTCTCTATCGCAACTAACATCTCGATACTTCCTTCCAGCGCCCCTTGGTGCGGGTCACTGGAAGGGCCAACAGGAGCTAACTCCTCCATCTGGCGTTTTATAATCATGCCTGCTTGCGAGATAGCATCAACGACCGCTTCTCTAGCCAGCTCAGGAGTCAATGCGTGGAGCTTCTGTTCAAGCTCCTGTAAGCCTTCGATCTCGCAAAGTTCATCCATAAGCCTCGGTTCCGTCGCTCTCATCCAACACATAGGCGAGTATCTGTAACTCAATGTTCCGCATTCCCGTGTTAACGATGGACTGAATGTTGAACGTCATGCCTTCCCAGACAATGTGGTCGTTGGGCGAAATGTTGATTCCCCACGGGTAACGGATCACAACCTTATACGTGCTCTGAGCCACGAACTGCGACGGGTCGTATAACATCTGCGACCGCAGAGCATCTATTTCCGCAAAAGCGGTATAGTAGGTGCTATACGTGTTGACGGGCTGTCCGAAACTATCTGGCGTTGATGACAGACGTTGAAACGCTACCCGCTTGTTTAATCTGCCAGCCGTAATCATTAGTTGTTCTCGTAGTTCCAGAAATTGAACTTGACCGTATCCAGCAGTGCTTCAACACCAAGCGGAATATTCTTTAGGTTCGCCCCGGACGTTGCCTCACGGTTCGTATAGAAATGGGCAACCAAAAGCAGGATGGCCATGCATACGGTCTGCGGACAGGTATTGACGGTCGTGCCGTCACCGTATGAGCCCGTCACGTAAGTTATCTGCACTGACCCCGGCATGTAGGTCTGTGTTGCAGGCCAGCACAAACCGGGCATGGGGACTAACCGAGCAGGTTCACTCGTGTTGTCCACGTAATAGCCTGTATCTGATAGGGTCTGTTGCGTCCCTGTCACATCGACATACTTGATACTTGTAACGCTCGCCAGATGCGGTTTAGGTAGTAATATCTGCTGACCCCGTAAAATGCCGTAGCGAGCTAACCAGTTCGTGCGGGGGTTGCTCGCCTGTATCGTGCCTGACCACCACGGGTAGATCGGGAAGCAATCCAGATTAAGCGTCCATGTCTGGTTAAAAAATGCACGATGGGTAATCTTCTCTGCGTACTGCCTAGCCGCTACAATAAAAGCCGTTATCAAGGCATCTTCTGCGGAGTTGTCATAATCGATGCGAAGATGTGTCTTGGCTGTAGCCAACGACACAGGCTCTACTGCGGGCGGCGTTACGAGATTGATCGAAAGCGGCATTATCTCTTGACCGCCTTCTCACGACTCTTGCCGTGGGTTGCCGTTTCCCGTACGGGCTTCTCGGTCGATACCGCAAAGCCTGAATTGATAAAGGCATGAGCGGTCGTGTTATCAATGTCGAGTAGTTCACCCGGTACGAACGAGGCATAACCTTGCATAAAAAAACTTTGAGTAATCTTGATTTTCATAGGCTCTAACAGACGAGGGGCAGATAACTATCCGCCCCTCGTATTTAGTGAGGGTCGTTACCCTCGGTTATTTACTTCACTGTCAGCGCTACGATTGGGTGAGTACCGGCGTCCATAATGACCCCACCCGCACGGGCGTAGCCGATAAAGCCGACCATGCCAGATGCCATGTAGAGTTCGTTCAGACGGAAGATAGCCAGACCCGGCTTTACTGGGCGATACATATAGCCAGCCTTGAAGTCGCCATACTGAACAGCGACATTGCCGGAACCCACATTAGGCATAGCCTGATTGAGTACGACTTTCTTGCCGAGCAGCATGTCAAACGCACCAGCATTAGGAGCCGGAATGAACAGCGGACGACCGAGACTATCTGTGATCTTCAAAAGATAACCACGGGTATTGCTGTTGAAAACAAACGAAGCATTGTCTTCGTACGCAGGGTCAAGCGCAGCGTATAGACCGGCGATGTCACCATAGGCGACCGTAGCTGTCGTGGCGGACTGTACGCCAGCGGACGAGTACGGAGAGGCTACGATGCCAGCACCGAGGATGGACTGAACGTTGCCAGAGCTGGAGCCATTGGTTACGAGGTAGTTGACGCCACGGAACCAGCGCTTGCCGAAACTGTCACGGATGAACGCATCGATGTCGAAAGCCGAGTCCTGCAATTCAGCAAGCGAAACCTTTACAGCGCCCGTGGTCAGGAAATCCGTGCTAGACAGCACGCCACTGATTGATGGGTCAGACTCACTAACGCCAGTGTCTTCGCCAATGACCGTCACCATGTTTGCGGTGTCGTTCGTGAAAGCGATCTTCATTGGTGCGCCGTTGTCTGTCTCACGGGTATTGACGATGTTGAGCAGTCCGCCCCATGCTTTCTGGGCGTCTTCCAATACCGGGTAGAATGCCTGCGGCACGAGCTGATAACCACCAGTGATGGAGCCAGCTACAGAGCCGACGCCGAGGTCACGGAGTTCCGTGCCCGATAGGGGAGCGGCACTGCGCATAACAGTGGAGTCAACAACGCCGTATTTGACATAATTGGAGAACGCACGCTTTTCAGCGGCGGTACGCTTTTCCGGAGTGTCTGTAACTTCAGAACCGGGGATAGGACGAGGCGGGGTAACTGAGCTATTCTGCTCGGCTTCAAACTTGGTGAAACGCTCTTCACGAGCGATATCGGCTTCGATGGTATCGACTTCAACCAACATACGGTCGGCGGACTGACGATCTTCTGCGGTTACTTCTGCTTTGCGGACTAGAGCCTGAGCCTGCGTGAGCAGTTGGTTTCTCTTGTCCTTCATTTCTTTGATGGTCATATTGCATCCCTGTAGGATTGATTTGAGCGGGACAGTCACACTGCTACGTGCAGAGACTTCTCAGCAGCAAGGTGGGCTTACCATCGAAGGTATTTCACGGGGAAAGGCTCAGGCTCTTGCGTACGGCTTCTTACGGTCTATAGAACACATGACAAGGGAAATTTGCGCAGGTCTATTTAGGCAGGTTGTGGCAGGCTCGGATGTCTTCTGGGGTTGGAATCTGAGTTAGGACCGTCCAACCTTGCTTGAGATAGTAGGACAACGGGTGCGGGTAAACATAAATATATTGCGGTATTACTGTTAATTTGATACCACGTCTCGCCAGAGTATCGCCAACGAATCTGTCTTCCGCCCAATCCCCGTTGTGCGGAGTCTCGGCTATGATGGTTGCCGCTTTACGGGATAACCAGTAGATGCCGCCGCTGGCGTAGTCGTGGGGATACTTCCCATGCTGGCAAGGCGGAATTTTCAAAATATTAGACCCACCGTTATTGGCGGGAATCAGAATTCCAGCATAGTCAAATGGTATAAGCTGGAAAAACGGAACACGGATATAAGTGTCGTCATCTATCTTGACCAGACGGTCGTAACCGTTATCAACCGCATACTGGCAAAGAGCCTTGGTTTTTAGCGGTAATGATGCATAATCGTCGGGTACGTTGAGTCGTTCCCCATCAAATATCTGCACGTCCCAACCAGCAGCAAGAGCCTCAGGCAGCCATGTATCTTGGATTGCCTTTACACGGTCGGTATTTTTCTTGCAGGAGATTACGGCTAGAAGTGTTATAGGCTCCATAACGCTGCCTCAATCGACCGTAGAGCCCCTGATACAGTGCTGCCGATCTGGTGGACAATCCGCACACGGCCTACTTATGAACCCCGTGCGCCCTTAATTCAATCTGAATGGCTAACCTGTTACGGTCAGAGTCCGATAACACACGGCTTCGCTCGTGGCAGCGGCAATTCTCGTCCGTGCAGTTATCAGGGTCGCAGTCTTCGCAATCGCTGGTTAGGCAGGATGCACACTCGCAGCGGCAATCCTTGTCCGCTCGTGTGTCTGGCTTTGGAACTTCTGGAACGCCGTCTGGGAACATCGACCGAACAGCCGAACTGGCGTCGGGGTAGGCAGGATATACCACGGGCGAACAGTCGAATAAATCAGCCTTCAAGATTGTGCGAAGCATTTCCCCGCTAGCGTCGTCATTCTCCCAAGCGTCTTTCTTGCAGGCAAAAGCAAACGAGCTTCCGTCTATATCTCCCCGCTTCATACTGGTGACAAGATCACGACCGACTTGGGTATCTGGGACATCGATTTCATACCGAAGCCCATGAGCATCTAGGTTAAGACGCATGGTGCCTGACTTGGTACGACCAAGAATCATATTGGCGTCATGGTTATACAAACCCCGAACATCACCAGAAACGGCTTCGTCAAAAGCGTGAGGGTCGATCTGCTCTACCCACCCGCCCATGTCTTCCGACCGTGCTGGAGCGAATACCGCAGCGTAACCAGAAATTACAGGAGCCTTGCCTGTGTCTTCCCGAAGTTCTATTGTCGATTTACTAAAGCGTATTTCTCTTTTCATTACTGTGTTACCTCTGTTCCTAGATTGGTGATTGCTACGGCTGCCCCTGCGTCTCGAAAAATCCCGATGTGCAAGGCTCTAACCGCCTTATTAAGTTCAATGCCCGTGTTTTGTTCCGACTGTTCGGGTGTCCAATCGGCTGCCCGCTTCTCAATCCCCCGCAGATGTTCCCGCACGAGCTTGTCCGTGTCCGGCTTCCATGCGTCGGTTAGCTTGAATTGGGTTCTCGCTGCGTCGGTAAATAGACCAGAAAGACTATCTAAAAGGCTGCTAAAGACGGTCGTAATCCCGTCTAAATCCCTTTTGGTTCGGGCTGTGGTGCGTCCTACAGCGTCCCTGAACAGCGGAAGATAGGCAGGCATATATCGGGACAGCAACGACCGCTCGGCGTCGGTGGGTGCATCTGAGGAGGGTTCCTGTTCCTGTTGCGGCTTTTCTGCTGGCACTACGACTGGCGGGGGTGGTGGGTTCAACAGGTTTTGGGCGTTACCCATATTGACGGGGAACATATAAATATCGCCGATTTCGCCAATTGGGTTTTCTCCCAAGTCTGTCAGAACATCATTAGCCGAAAACCAGCCCCATTGACGCCCAGCAGCATAACCCTCCATGCTCGTCTTAAAGTCACCTCGGAGCCGTTCCGATACGTCAAACTGAACGAAATACTTCCCAGAGTTACGCCCGGTATCGGGCATCAACTTGCGAACGATCTCTTGCTCGAATCTGCAAAGATAAGGGCGCAGAGTGTCTGTAACGAAACTTAGGCTTTGCTGTTCATGATTGTTATTTGATAGCTTGGTGACATCCCCAACCATTGAAGGCGGTACACGGAACATGCCGCAAATATCTTCCCGTTGAAATTTACGGGTTGCTAAGAACTGGCTATCTTCTGGGCTGATACCAACCTGCTGGTAATGCCATTTGCCCGGAATCACTGCGATGTTGTTTTGGTTGACCCCGCCGTTGCTTGCTTGCCAAGACTCTTTAACACCTTGTGCCTGTTGCTCGTCCACTTCCCCGTCTGGCCAGAGCAAGCCACTAGGCTTCGCTCCGTTGCCGAAGAAACGTGCTCCAAACTTCTCGGCGGCTCTTGCCAGTCCGAGACCCTCACGGGCTTGGTGTATCGGGGATAATCCCTTTAGACCATCCCACCCAAACAGTGGTATATGCAGCACGGCATCGGAACCAAGTATCCGCTGATTGCCCGGTTGTTCCCCGTCGCTCGTTCTATACGCTAACTTACCGTCAGGAAGACGAACAGGAGTAGTCTGTAACGGGTGCAGCGGATATAAGGCGGTAATTTGCTTAGCGCCATTGCGTACGATCTGGGCATAGCAGTTACCAGTAAGAGCGAGACAGCCCGTCAACGTCTCAAAGAAAGTAAATGCCGTCATCTCCGGGTTGGGTTCAAACGCCAACAGGTTGTACAGGCTCTGGCCGGCTGCCTCTTGTCGTCCCTTGGGTAACTTCTCATACAGCTTGAGCGGAAGGCTGGCTATCGACTCACTGATAACACGGACGCAGGCATATACGGTCGTAATCTGTAACGCCGATACTTCGTTGATTAGCTCGCCGGAGGCGGACGGGTTGCCCTGATTGATCCATTGCCAAATGGCGGGGGATGCCAGAGAGATAGCGGGATTATCAAGAATAGAGCGGCTTTCGGTGTTGCGGAACTTAAAGAATGAACGAAGACCCATATTACCTACTTTTAGTTACAGTTGAAACGGCTTGAACCATTTGGCTTTCAGCGGGGCAGCAAGAGCACGAGCGAGGGCGTTAAGCGTAGCGTCTACACCATCAATCTTGTTTTCCGGCTTATCTTTATCGAGTACGAGGTTGTCATGTTTGTCGTACTTTGCGACTACATTACTTACGCACCACGTCATCACGGGATTAGCATCGTGATGCAATCGACCTGACATCACCAACGCCTCGAACTCCTTGGCTGGGTCGGATAGATGCTTCACTGCTTGCGGCACTTGAACGGTTGCTATCTTCGTCTCGGCATGAAACTGTTGGCGAAGATACTCGGCTCCCCACTCGTCAAAGTCCAATTCCAGTACCTTGTATTTTTTGGCGTCATCTTTCAAATCGTCTTGAATCGTCGCATAGTCAATTACGTTTCCGGGGGTGGCTATCAGGTGCCCATCATGCACCCACTTTTGGTAATGCTGGCAGCTCGGGTCATTGGTGCGGTCGCTCGGCAGATAGAATCGAGGAAAAATATAGTAGTGAGCCTGCCCGTCTATTTCCTTCCGAAAGAGTTTCACAGCAGCCGCCATGTCGATCTTGGCTGCCAAATCCAGACCTATCCAGCAAACACAATCTTTGAAAGCGTCGGGAATAAGGGCAGCATCACCACAGGCGCTCCACTTGGGAAGCGACATCCAGCTAGATGACGCATTGCACCAAACGTTAAAGTGTCGGGTCAGGATGCGGTTACGCTTGCCTGAACTCTGCAAGGCAATCTGTTGCTGCGACTTCAGGTAATCGAGGTCTACGGACACGCCCACATTGGGGTTGGCTTTGTAGATGGCTTTCTCGGTCGTCCAATCGTCGTCGTCGTCAAGCCCATATATCAGCCCGAACAAGTTGTCCCGCTCAAATACCCCAGCGAGCATCTTGTCAACGTCATCGTGCATCATCTTGCATGGGCTGGCTATGTTGTCACCGGCAGTGGTAATCACTAATGCGAGCGGCTGCTGACGGGAACCCATGCCGGTTTGCTGCGCATCGTATAACTCATCGCTCGTCCATTGGTGCATTTCGTCCGCCACAAATAGCGACGGGGCGCTACCCTCTTTGCCAACGCTGATAATGGGCAGCATACGGGAACCCGTTGATGGCACGATAAGGGATTGGGTCATTACTTCTATTCCGAATCTCCGCTGCAATGCCGTGAACTTTTCAACCATCTGCTTGGCTGGTCTGAAGACTTCGAACGACTGCTGTAGGTTGGTTGACCCGATGTAGACTTCCGCCCCGACTTCCCCGTCCGCTAACAAGAAATAAAGGCTGACACCGGCAGCCCAAAGGCTCTTACCGTCCTTGCGGGGTAGTTCAATGTAGGCGAATCGGAAACGACGGAAGCCAGTATCCCTATGCACCCACCCGAACAGAACCATGGTGTAGGCAGCCTGCCAAGGCTCCAATATGAACTTCTTACCGGCCCACTTACCTTTAACGTGGGGCAACAGTTCAAGAAACTGACAGACTCGCTCAGCCTTTACGGAGTCAAACTGGTAAAGGTAATTGGGGTCTTTGGATTTCTCCAAATCGTTTCTGTGGCGCTGGTAACACTGCTTGACATACTTACACGCCAATATAGAACCAGATAACACTTTGTCAATGTATTGATTTGCTGTATCTAAATAACCCATTACTGTGTTCTATGGCTCTCGGTCGGGATGGTATCCAGAAAAGCGAACTCGTCCTCTTCCTTGGGTTGGTGCGGCGCATTGACTTTGCTGCGGGCGGCAGGCGTCATGCCGAACTCAATTAAATACTTGCGTAGCTGGTCTAATGCAGTATTAGCAATCCCGACATAGGGATTCTGTACTGGATACCCTGACGGGGCCTTGACAACCATGCCATGCTTGGCAATACCTTGCTCTGCCGTAACCCAACGAGACCAGCATTGGCAATAGGCAGCGAATGCGGCACGATCTACCAACGTAAGCAGCCCACATGCCCGCAATTCGGCGGACATGCGTTTCCATTCGGCTCTGGCTTGTGCATCCAGATGGCGGGGACAAGTCGGCACCCCTGTCGGCTTCGGCTCGTTCAGGTTTAGCGGTCTATGTCCGGGGTTGCCAGCGAGCAGCTTTGCTGCGGTCGGCTTTGGGCGTCTACCTGCCATTCTTTACCCTCTGAAGCTCCATGCCACACTCGTTATCGCCGTCTGAGATGACGACATCGGGCTTGCGGATCAGCTTGTTCTTGCGGAATGATCGGTAATCAACGTAGTGATGGATGCGGTTAAACTTATGTACCATGGTTGTGTATTCTGGGTAGACATCCACCAACATTTGACTCTTTGGGCGAGTACCCTCGATGCTGTAAAAAACTTTGTTATTGCCACCCTTAACTCTTTGCGTTCCGATTTTTTTCTGTAGGAATGCGTTAAACTCAACCGTGCACCAACCAGCCGTCAGCATATCTAACGAAAGGATGGTGTCTTCGTTGTACCTGCCACGCCAACGAAACGGCACGTCATTGCGGATGAGATTACAAGAGTAAATACGGGTATTGAAAATCAGCGGCAAAGTCTTGTACTTGCGGGGCACGAACATGTCATAATTCGGGCCTGCCATCGCCACATTCTCATAACGCAGGCAGAACTGTTCCATCGCTCTAAAGAAAGCACCAGACAGCACATCGTGTCGTAAGTTTCCATTTGCTCGGTAAAATGTATAGATGTTATCGTCCATCACCCAATGCCACGGATAGCCCATCTCGATTGACTTATCCCAAATGAAGTTACGAGCCGCACCCGGACCTACACTCTTGGTTAGCCCGAGGTCGTCTAGCGTCTCATAGCGATCTTTGTAGGACATATCAATGACGAGGATGTGTTTCTTAGGAACTACCGCTGCATACTGGTCATACTCCTGCGGCTCTACAACGGCATACCATCGCTCGATGCTCATGCGCTGCAATGCTTTGATCGTCATGCGGGAATCGTAACGGCTAAGTGTCGGGATAAAGATCGGAAACTGCGGCTGCACGTTAGACATATTTCTTTGACGCCATGTCGGCATTTGGTACTCTTGGGTACCAGATAGACGGAGCCTTCGGCGGTATCTTCTGACCAATGGCTTTAGAAAACTGCTCCAAGTCTTCAAGCGTCTTGAAGTGAACGATCAATTTGCGAACACCCATCTGGTCTTCGCTGCTATACTCCGGCATACCCTCGTATTCGGCATTCGGGTCATTCGCCGGGTCGTTGTCAGTTCCGATAGTGTCGTTCAGTTCTGCATCAGTAAAAAATGGCTTCAGGTCAAGGTCGGCGGATAACTCGGCTAGCGTTGGACCATCCCATTCAAGCGATAGCTCACCAGTGCGGTTGTCTGCTATGGCTAGTTCTCGGGCTTTTGGGTCTGATAGGTCAAGGTCGGTTCTCTGCACGGCGACCAACTTGCTACCATCGGTCGGAACCACGATCACATCTTCCACGCCCGCCGCTTGGGCGTTCTCAACCGTCTTATTACCGGCGATGATAGTTCCGTTGCGGTCAAGCAGGATGCTCCGCCCCGCTCCGTACTTTTCGAGGCTGGTACGGATAGCTTTATTGCCCCTTGTGTTACCTTTGTTAGCGTTTTTCGGGTCTGTTTGCAAATCAGTTATCTTCATTTACCCCCTAACTCCATTCTGCGTACGTGTGAAACGACTCGTGGGGTCACAAAGGGCCTTAGTTATGTACTTATTTGACCCCCTATCCCCTTTGTTATCATCACATCTCTTTTTACGCTGCTGATACTGGTTGTCTTCATCGTCTTCGTCGTCTTCGTGATCGAATAACCACCACATGTAAACCACTCACTTACTTTGTTTACTATCTGATAACACTAACAACAACCGGCTTATTGCCTCAGCGCATACCATGCAAAGTAGACGGTTAGGTGAGTCGGGCTCACGCTTGCGATAACATAAGTCACATCGTCGGGTCACTGGCTCACTACTGCTCGTCTTTCTTCTTACCGCCCAAAGCCGCTACAGCGTCAGCGATCTTAGTGGATATCTTGTTTACTCCGTACGGGGCTGCTATAAGCGTGGTGATGTCACTCAGTGGCGGGACAGCATGATTAACGTGTACGAGGTGGGTAATCCAGTAGACAGCGGAAAGTGCGAATAAGGCGCTTAGGATACGAGCGGTGGAACCCGTTCCATCGGCTTCGCTGAATATGCTCTTAACGAACTTCAAAAATTCGCTCATTGATTGCTATTTTCCTTGCGGGTCTTTTCCTTGTGGCACGCCTCGCAAATCGATTGAAGGTTGGTCTCATCGTCAGTCCCGCCGTTCGCCTTCGGCTTGATATGATCGACATCCATCGCCGGGGTCGGTCGTCCATCCTTCAGGCATGGTTGACACAGGTATTTATCCCGCCGCAATACCCGCCTTCGAACCTTGATCCATGACCACCCGTAACCCCGAGCTGTCGTGTTCCGGCTATGCTGCTTTACATGGGCATCGCAGTAATCGGCGTCGGTTAAGACGAGGCACCCCGGATGATTGCAAGGCTTCTGGGCAGCTACGGGCATAGAAATCGAGACCCCGATATGGCCGATGGAACTCGCTGCCTGAATAACCGGAGAATGAAAGAGGCAGCACTCGGGGTCTCACCAATAGAACACTTCGGGCTGGTGATTTGCGCAGTGGGGATAGGGTAAAAGGGTAGGCAGGGACCACAAGAATGCCACAGAGACGCTCTAAAGCGCATGGCGGGGTATCCTAGCTACTAAGCCACAGCGGCGAACAGTTTCATGTGAGAAAAGGCGGAATCCAGCAATCGTTTGGATTGGGTGCGGGTAATGCCCAGCAATTTAGCGATCTTTCGGTAATCGTGGGTCGGGCTCAATCCGTCCAAGCCGAACCAGTACCGGATGGCTTCCCGCTGCTGTGGCGTCAGGCAGTCCAGCATCTCGTGGACGAGAATCAATGACTCATAGTCGGTATCCGTGCAGGCACACTCCTGCAACTCAACCAAGACTTTACGATGCCGGATCAACGACCGCAGAAAGTTCCTTGCGGCATTATTGATGATTGTCCGCAACGCCAACTCGCACTCAAGCATGTAGGATTGTGCAGTATTGTTGGAAATTTTGACCAGCCGGAACAGAATCTCGGACTCTAGGTCGTCAGCCTCGGCATTGCTGAGTCGATACTTTGAACGAAATATGGAAACCACTGTGCGGACGATGGAGTCGTAATTATCCAGCATATTTTACCAACTTAACGGACGGTTGGCGTCCGTTTTTACGCCTTAGCGATAGACCACCAACAAACCGCTTGGCGGCTGTGCGTAAACCGTATGTGGCTGAATGGGTTTGGCTGGTGGTGTAACCGAGTGATGCACCGGCGTCCGTGATGTTCCCATCATGGTCTATCAGAGCCATCAAAAATGGCAGTAATCGTGGCTTTTCTTCGGCAACGGCATCACGGAATTGAGCGATATACGATCTACCAACTAGATCGATGTAGTGAGGTCTCTCGAACCATTTGTTGTCTGAAAGCAACGTATACTTACTGTTGGTCAGTACATCTTGTTTCCTGCGGCTAATCCACGAGATGTAGTAGTGGCGGCATAGCCCGAACAGCCACGCATACCAAATATGTGCCGTATTGTGACCGCCGCACCGGCTGGCGTCCCAAGTGGCGATCCTGTCCGTAAAGCCATCATCTCGAAATGTCGAGTTCTCGGGTAGTGTCGCCAAATGCAGGAGCAAATCTTGCTCTAGGTCACGCACGTCGCTGTGGGTGTGATATTTGCGTAGTGTCCGGGCAGCAAACTTACGAATACATAAGGGGTCACGGTCGTAGAACTCTGCGAAGTTTCGGGGCGGTACAAATTCTGATTCAGTCACATTACCCAATACTCACGGAATTCGATATTGGGTAAATTTGACGGATTAGCGGTTCTAGCCGGTCGTCTCGATCACTTCAAGCGTGAAATGCAGCGTAATAGAGACGTGGTAGACGCCAGCGCTGTCTTGCTGTATGTCTAGGGTATTTCCTTCGCTTGGGGTCAACGGTCGCCCCAGACGATCTTCTATGCGTTGCTGTGCTACTCCCAGCAACTTACGGCATTCGGCACGGCGAGCGGCAGCGGATTTATGTGGCATGGTGGTTTTTTCTTCTTGCTTCATACGGCAATCTCCTCGTCCACTTGTTATAGATTGCATTCGCAATCGTCTGGATTCCCCCCACATTGGGGGCAATCATCAAAGCATGTGCAGTCGTCAGGTCCGGTAGCACCGCATCGGCATACGACATCTTTGGTGGTTATGGTTGGTGCTGGTGTCGGATCATCCGTCAGCATCAGTTCCCTGACCTGAGCATAAAGAGAACCATCTTTCACGGATTCCCATCGCCAAGCCAATGCCCCTACATCCGTGATCGACTTTTTCCATTTTGGGCGGTCAAGTACCGTACCAAGCTGCTCTAGGTTATAGTCATGCCAGCGAATGTCTGGGTGAGCATTCATCAATCTGTCCGTTATACCAGCGGGGTAGTCTGTCAGCATGTATCGCTTGCGTAAAAACTGGACGAGATTGGGACGGAATTCGACGGCTGCTGGTGCCGCCGTTTTAGGCGGTCGTCCGTCGTCGTCGTCGTCATTTTTCTTCTTCTTATTTTTTTCTGAATCTAAACAGTCAGTAATATCTTTCTCTTCTATGTCTGCGGTCGCTCGACCAGTGATTTTTCCCGATTCTACTGCCAAATTCAATAGTTTTTGGTTCGTGATTTCACTGGACTTCTCCAGTGAATCTACAAACAATTCACTGTACTTCTCTAGAAACTTACGGAGAATTCGCTGGTCTACTCCGGTGACTTTACTGAGAAGTGCCAGTGATTTTGGTAGCCCATCATCACGCCATTGGACGGCCAGCATGGTGATGTAGAGTCCTCTTTCAGCCAGCGTCATGGACAAGACAGTTTTACTGGTCAGCCAATCGACGACATCAAATTTGAACCAAGAGAAGCCTTTATTTTTGAGTGGTTTTGTCATGTATCACCTATTCGCCAGCATCAAGCGTAGCCCAATACTTATAGTGGGGTTTCTTGCCGTCCAGCACCACTACTTCACGGCTGACGAGTCCCCGCTTGCGAAGACCACGTAATACTTTCTCCGCTTGGTTAACACTCATTTGGTAGTCTGTGGCATGGCTGATGGCGGCTGGCGAGATGACGCCGATACCGCCTCGCTGGATCAGAATTGCTAGCACGATGAACTCGCTAGGAGCAATCTTGCTAGTATGGATTAGATCAAACAACTTGTCTGGTATTTCTGTCATGGTTGCCTTCGTCTGCGATGGCATAATGGTGCTACTGACTACACGGACAAGATGAATGATGCTGCCATTCCCACTGGTGGGGTAAGCGACCCGTGACTTTTACAGTCATTAGGCACGTACATTTTGGTGACGGCACGACCATGACTATGTTTATGAGCACTGGCGGCTGGGCTTTTGGCAAAGTTACTTTCTGTTTTTTCATTTCATCTCCCCCTCGTTTTATTTGTTACACAAAGCAGCGGTCAAAGCCTTCCATGCGGCGTCGGCGTCGGGCGTGCCGTCAAAGGTATTCATAAACCACTCGTGCGCTGCTATAAGACGGCGTTCGTCGGATTTTGGAGGCTTGCAATCTATTTCGTGGATTCCATCTGCTAGCCCACATTGGGCACACACAACTCTGGTGGCGCAATCTTCGTTGCTATTTTCATGTGTCATAACAGATGGTTTCATAAATCCCTCGCTATGCTTTCTTGGTAGAGTGCGTGTCTTGATTGAATTGATACCACCAACGATTGTCTTGTGTGCCGCTGGTATGAGCATTAGTCCATTCGCCCGTGGCTGGCATGTAATGGTAATCACTGTAGCTATATTCCATTCGTTTTCTCCTACTGTCAGAATACAGGCGGTTTTTAACTATTTCGGACTATCTTTAGCACTGGTACGATTTTGGTTCCAGAGCAATTATTTTCATATCAAGTTTCGGCTTCGGACCAAGAAACACCAGAGCGGAATCGAGTATTTCAAGCATCTCCGCTTTGGTTAAGTCTTCACGGCCCTCTTTCGTCATCTGGTAATAGTGACTGTTTGGAGACGGACGAAGGCTCGCATGGAAGACTAAGTGATCTGGCGCTTCGTCTATGATTTTTCGTAATCCAGCGAAATCGACATATGCTGACGTTTCAGATTGAGTCATCGTCCATTTCCTCCAAGTGGCACTATATGTATACAGGCGGTTTCTGACATTTTCGGACTTTATTTATTACTGCCGAAATCCAGAAAATATTTTAGTTATCAGACTAGGAAGGGAATTTCTCAGTGTTATTGAGAAATTCCCTAAGCACTGCGTTGCTTTGCTTGGCATTACCTCTGCCATGCCGAACCAAACAGCGAGCTGTACCGCTGCCTTACCGTCATAACTCAGCCGCTGCTACTCTCAACTGAGCTGCACGGTGCCATTGCTATTGGCTGCCCGTCCCAACTGTGCCTCTGCTTGATCTAACGTCGGCTTATGGGGCCATACCGTTGCGATACATAGTCTGACCACACCATACCGCAGCCTTGCTGTACTGTCCCTACTGTGCCAGCGCCCAACATAGGATGGCTATGCCACTACTTAATCATGCCGGACTGTGCCGTTGCGAAGCTATCGGCCCGACTTAGTGTAACTACGCCACTGCCCGACCCTATATTGCCGTACTGTGCCGTGCCGTTGCATTGCGAATCCGGTCCTTACTGAGCCGTTGCGGAACAAATGGGTGCAGGGCTTTACCGAGCCGCCGCAAAGAGCGGCAAAACAGTCATTTCTCCACCGCTGCTAACCACTACGAAACTAAGCCGTCACCTTGGGTTGATCCCGCCTTGCCGCTGCCAAAACCAAACAAAACCCCTCGGGGCATTTCCACTGCAAATCGTCTTAGGAGCCGTAGCCGTCATGTAACCGTTAGGTACAAAGCGGTTCCCTCGACTCAAGCCCACTGCCACTACTGGAGCCTATGCGGTGAGTGCTTCTGCCAGCGTCTCACCGAAGACTGTCGTCAGTTGCTTGCGGCGGATGTCGATGGCTTCTGACCAAGTGACAGGCGTTTCTTCGAATTTGACGATATCGAATGCACCGTGGCTGGCATTGCGCCATGCCCCGAGGCCGCTGAAGATACCGTATTCGAGCCACATCTTGATTTCTTCTCGCTTGAATTGACCGCCGCTACCTTTGCTGGAGAAGCCCTTTGGCAGAATGATGACATCGAATGTCATCGTTGCACCGGGCTTGACGATTTCGCTGACGGCGATAGCGGTGCGGCTGACACCAGTGCGGGCGTCTTCGATGCGCAGCGGGCGGACGGACTCGCCTTCGGCGGCTGCGATTTGGCTGCCGTCACGCATGATGGCAATCTCTCTCGGCCCAACGAATAGCCACTTGTCAACACGGCTCTCGGGCTGGAACATGTTGCCGACCGCCTTTGCCGCCGCCTTGAAAAAACCCTTAAGTTGGAAATCGAGCATCACCAGCCCGCCTTTGTTGCGCCGAAAAACTGTCTTGCCTTTCGTCGTCTCGTCGCCGTTGCCGTTTGCGGCGAGCACGTCTTGCACCGACTGCGGCTGACCCTCAAGAGCGTCAGCATTGGCAGCACCGGGGAGCAACGTCAACTCATGGTCAAGCAGCGCCTTGCGGATGATGTCTTTCTCTTCTTTACTGCGGGCTTTGTAGAGCGAGCTGTTGAGCGCTTCGCCGACGATGTAGTCGGAATACAGGTCGGGGTCGTTGGGGCTGGTGCCGAGCATGTCTGAGACAGTCTTGATCGTGACGCTGTACTTCAGCACTTCGGTCTGCGTTGCTTCTGGTGTTTTCGCCATAAATCCTCCGTTTTTGTTTTTGGGCACTATTGGTATACAGGCGGTTTCGGACTTTTTTGGATTATTTTCGAATTATTTTCGGTTGGGCGACCGGCTGTCCCAAAGTGGAACGACCTCAAAACACCCAATAAAATCGCCTATTCGCCTGTATACTAGGTACATGCGGCGGACGAAGCGACCCAAACCGAGCAAGCGGACAATGATCAGTGAGCGAATGAAAGCATATTTCGACTATAGCCGCCGATGGTCAGCACGCAGCGTCATACTCAAAGACATTTGGAGCATACTGAGGAGGGAGAAATGCCAATGTAATCGCTTGCGAAGCTACCCCGAGGCGGAGGACGGGGATCAGTAAACCTCCGCAATCAAATCATCAATAGATATGAAACTGCTTTTCGACACAAAATACACAATCTCAAATAAAAAACCCCGGTCAATGCCGGGGTCGTGTTGTCAATCCCAAAATAGATTACTTCTTGGCTTTAACCGCTGCCCATCTCTTACGCTGTGCAGCGGCAATCTTTGCCCGTGCAGCCTTTGACATCTTTCTCCGCTTTGGTTTTGGTGTCTCAAACTCAGCCGGGTTAAAGCTGGTCGCTGCTCCATATCTCACTGGCTCTGGCTTCAATTCTGCGAGTGCAGCAATTGCAGTGTTGAGCCGGTCTCGTTCGAGTTTCAGTTCCTTTATTATTGGCTTTATATTCATTCTTAAGTATTCCCCCAAGGTTGGACATTATACCAAACAAAAAGCCCCGGCTTGTCACCGGGGCTTTTGCTTGCTCGAAATATACGTTTAGCGAACCGACTGCCAATTCTGATACTTGAACAACAGTGAGGTTATCTTACGATGCCTCTGCTTCCGGACGGCATCAACCCTACCGTCAACGTCTTGGGCTAGGTGGAGATAGTCGGCTAACAGTTCTGGCATTTCCGCCAGCAGCTTGCGCAAAATTGCGTCCCTTGTATCTCGTGCCATACTTGGTATTCTACGCTTTCCCCACATTTTTGGTGGTCAATGAGCTTATGGCGTCCCGCTTGTTTTTGTAGGTTACGCCCGTCAGTTCTTGGCTAACCTGCTTGCCGTTGCAACGGGTGACCAACACTTCAGCAATCTTCCTGCCTTGCATCACCACCCCATAATACTGAATCGTTTCCATAATCCCCCCGTTAGTCCCAACCCGCATCAACCCTACCGCTGTTTACCATGTCTTCAGAACGCATTGCAGCTAGGTAATGCTCAACGCTGTGCATGTCCCGATGCCCCATCTGGTCACGTAAGTCCGCCAGTGTGTAGCCGCTACGCAGACGGTTGGTTGCATACGAGCTTCGGAAATTCTTGGGTTTGAATTTCGCCACATCCAACCCCGCCTTTTTCGCAATCGCCTTGCACTCTTCCCACAACTTTTGGTTGATGCGTCCCGTGTTGGTCGGGAAGCAGACGTTAGACGTTCTTGGTAGCTGTTCTAACATGACCATCAAATCTGCGGGAATTGCAATTTCCCTGAGTGACCATTTCTTTGGGATGAACTCTATGGTCTTGTCACCGTCTTTCATTTGCTTTCTGCGAATGTGTACGGTGTGGCGGACAAAATCAATATCCGTCCATTCCAAAGTGGCAAGTTCCCGTGAGCGTAAGCCGCATTTTAACGCCAGCGTCCACATCGTTAGGTCCATACCAGCACAGCAGCAAGCTAGGAACTTGTCCCGCTCGTCTTTGTTATAGGTCGTGACCACTGGTTTGCGCCCCAAGATGTCACTGAAATCCGATTTCTTTACTGGTCCGTGACCCGCCCCAAGTTTCAGCACGGTCTTTATCATCTTGTTTACCCGCTGGCATTTCCAGACCGCTGTAAACTCGTCGTTCCCGATTTCACTTTCCAACCAACGCTTGAAGGCGAAGATGTGAGCACGGTCAATCTGGTCAACGTAGGTTTTCTTTATGCGGGATTCGGCGTTCCATTTTTGGAATTGCCGTAGGTTCCGTGTGTATTGCGGAACCGTGGTTCCATGCCCCGTTAGATCGGAGAGAAACCCGTCAATGGCGTCAGCGATTGTGAGCCTGACTTTTCCGCTGGTCGGGTCTTCCACGTGTAGCCCATGTGAGAGACTTTGCAAGTAGAGTTCTTTCTGCGTCTTCTGTCGCAGCGCCTCCCGCATGGTTAGGATGTAATCGCTATACCGCTTCTGCGACCCCTCCCGCCAGACCAACATGAACTTGCCGTCACGGTCGTCTTTGCTGTAAAGTCCCTTAGCACTGGGACGCTGTTTGGGGGTTGGGACGGGCTTGCTTGTCCAGATGCCGTCTGGTGTTTTGATTCGTTCAATGATTGAGACTTTGAGATTTGCCATTTATCATCCCTCTGTCCCCTAATACTGAGTTGGCTCTCAAATCCCAAATATCCCCGGTGCATAACGGATACACGACGGATACATGCGATTGAGCCAAACTGTAAGTGTTTGAGGATTAACAACATACGAGGGGGATGATACTCATCCCAGGAGACTGTCCCACGCAGAGCCGCTCTGGGCTTTTTGATAAAGTCTTTCGGCTGCGTCTCAGCCCCACGCTGTACTGGGATTCTTCGCTCCCTGTGGTCGCTCAGAATGACACTCCTCAATACGAACCTCCGGGACACTACACACAGTCTGAGTTTGCGTTGGAATATGCCTTCTGGGGACCGGCGCTAGAGCTGGTTTTACAAATCAATTTCGTGCGGTTCTCACTGATTCGCGGGATAAACCGTCCACAAACACCAAGTCCCGAGGTTGGAGCCAGCCTGTTCGTCTCGACCAACGGCTCGCTGTAGACCCTTGCCGAACCTGCTCCCGCCGTCTTCACTTGCGTGACCGCGTACGGGCGATTACGACTCGGGTTCCGGGCTAACCGTCAACCGGATAAACCGACTCTCGGACGCTTCCGGCAACTCCTGTCTTGGCCTGCGAGGCTAAAACCGTGTTGCCTGTCGCCGTCCAGCTCTCCTCGGGACTCGTTCTCGCCTTTGACGATTCCTGTTCTCTTCGGCCAGCAGCTCGCTAGCAGACCCTCGCTGCCCCTTCGCCTTCTCTTACCGCGCTCTCGCCTTGGAATCGCAGCCAATTCGCGATTGGCTTCACCGCTTCGAGACTGGCGCGCGAGCACCTGTCTCGGTTGCGGCCCCCGCAGGTTCGCCAACCCGCGAGGCTGGGGAGTAGAGATCAGCCCGCCGACCGATTCCGGCTGGAGTCCGCCGCCCCGGCCAACGCCTCTCGGCGTCTGCCTGTGGGATGGCTGCCTCCGCCTGGCTCCCCATGTGCGGCCTCCACCGTCGTGGCTGCCGCTGTTCGGGCTCACGATCCGATCCCAGAAGACGCGGCGTGTGCGCCTCCCGAAACCATGACCGCTGCCCAGCGATTCCGGCTTTCTTCGCGGTACGGACTGCGGTGAGCTGAACTTGAGCCCCGGACTCACCACCAACCGGGAAAACCGTTCGGAACCTTTCAAAGAACGAAAGTGAATCTACACTCGGCGAAAACAAAGTCAACTCTTGAAGAAGAACTCTATTATCCTTGTTTTCAATAACGTGCAGCTCGTCCACAGGCCCCTGCCCGAATTCGGTGCAGGCACTCGCCGCCCTCGGCAAAAGGGACCCACGCGCCGTCCGGCACCGGCAGCCAACCCCCTCCGCCTGCCACGCTCGCAGCCGCATCAATAGCGGCCCAAATCGCAATTTCCCAGCAAACTCATCGCTTAGAAGGCAGTCCTCCGGTTGCCGCGCGAAAAACCCGATGGAGACGCGGAAGAATGTGCAAATCGGCCGTGAAACCGCGACCAGAGCTGGTTTTCACCAGCCTCGAATGCTCACCAACCCTAGCAGGTCGCTGAAAAACTCGTACCAGTGTCATCCCGAGGTCGCGCCGGTTTTACGCGACCGAGGGATCTGCTTCACTTTTAACGCGCACAAAAAGCAGATCCCTCGCTGCGCTCGGGATGACACCCTCAGAGAACAGTCTTTCAGCAACCTGCTAGAAGCCGAGGCCGGCGCTAATCAGCTTCAGCACGAAGAACCCGCCAAAGATCGTAGCGAAAGCAGTGCCGCGCTTAACCTGCGTGTTTACGGAGATGCCGATGGCGATCAGCAAAACCATCCAGAGGGTAAACAGGTCAAAGACGCTGAGGAGGGAGTAGAGGAACCTGTGTGCGGCAAAGGCGCCGCCGGTGGCGAGGTCGATCCACTGCGCGGGCCCGCTGGCGATGGGGTTTTTGACGTCAAAGCCTTCCGGATCGGCGAAGCACATGGTGACGAGCGCCAGTAGACGCTCGATAAGCGAGGGGAGACTGCCGTAGACGACGATGGCCAGAGTCCGTCCGTAAGTGATGTTGGCGCCCACAGCAAAGCGGAAGACCGCTACCAGAGCGGCTGCAAGCGACGCGAACCAGAGCAGAGACAACAATGGAATCAGGTACGAACTGTACTTCGTGATGCGGATGCCCGAATCCAAACGCTGCTGTTTTTCCGCGGGAGAGAGCCGGTCAAACGCCTCCGCGTTGGAAGACTTTTCGATCTGGGTGCGTACGATGAGATCCCATCCGATTCGCCTCTCCATGGCGAAGACAAAGCTGATGGAGAAGATGGACATCAACAGCCACGGAATCAACCAATTCGCCTTGCGGCGCA